TGGTGCTCGCTGAAGCACTACGTGTGAAAGAACATTCTCTGAGGATGGTGAAAGACGGAAAAGTTGATGGTAGATTCGTCTCCCGTTTAATGACTACCGCCGCTAGCTGTCCTTATGGGTATTCGTTGAGTTACAATCATAGGAAAGTTTTTATAAACACCATATGTTATGTCATTAATCTCCTCGTCGCTAAAGATTGCGACTTCGATCGAGTCTGTGGAGTAGTGACTCGTCCGGATTTTATGTGATGGGCTGTAGTACGTACGGAAGTACCTACTATGGCCCAACACTGCTCGGAACCTGTGATGCCGATGAATCGGCGTTGCTAATTAAGAAGCCTTATGTATATAACAAACGTTTTAAGACACACATAAATAAAAAATATATCAAGCACGGGGAGTTGACCTTCCCCGAGCCTACTAAGATCAAAAGCGATAAGACTTATAAAACCAGATCTTTCGCGTGTGTCCCCCATAACGGAAAAATCTATAGATCAAACAATCATAATCTCCGCCTCGCCGTCAAGCACCGGTTGATGGCATGCAGGCAACCTAAAGAAGGTTATACCCACCTGCAATACGAGAAACTTCTCGAGAGGAATCAACGGAGAGGTGTAAATTTGTATATAAACGACTTACGAAACTTAGCCCAAACTTATGAAAACTTTGAATATACCACTACAAATGATGAATTAGATGAACATTACAATGACCCACATCAGAAAAAGGCCCTAAGAGTGCAGTTCTATAATGAAGCGCTCGAGGATGGCTCCGTCGGTTTGGAGAATTATACGAGCAGAAGAAAAGTAAACATAAAATTCAAGAAGAATGAAATCGGGAAGCCTGGGAAAGTCGGGCGGTGTATCGGCGACCTAGGGGTTGCCATGTCGATGGTCGGCTTCCGGAGCACCAACTTCCTAAAAGAAGCTTGCGAAAGCCTACCGTTACAATTTCACAATGGCACTGCCCAATTCTGTAAATCCCCGGGTCATGAGGAGCTGACAACCGTTTTCTCCAATCTCATTGACCCCCCTAAAACATTCTACCTTGCTTACTTCTCTGATGACGCTTGTCTTTCCTATCGACACAAAAACAAAATAGTAAAATTAAATATAGATATCTCCTCGTGCGATGCAAGTCACAGATCGATTTTCGATGTTCTCCTCGCCATAACTCCACCTTCTCTCGTTCCCAGCATGAATCAACTGATGAAACAATTAGAGTACCCTGTCACCTTCTACTCGGAGGACAAGAAGACCCGAGTCGAAGGCTTCTTCTCTGGGAAGACTCTTTTCTCTGGATCAACAGTCACAACCATGCTGAACAACTGTGTATATATACTCTTTGCTCACCACTTCAGCTCCAAGCTAAATGAAAATGACGATGTAAAAATACCTGACCTCTTCGAGGACCTAGGTTATATCGTCACTTACGAAGAATGTGAAACCTACCACACGCTACAATTCCTCAAACACTCGCCTGTCTACGATATGGAGAACTGTTTGCAACCACTCTTGAATCCTGGAGTTCTACTTCGGGCGTCGGGTGTTTGTAACGGTGATCTACCTGGACGTGGTGATTTGTTTGAGAGAGCCAGTTCCTTCCAACACTCTCTTCTTAACGGAATGTACCCACGTGTGGAGTTCACGCTCATCAACAACATGAAGCGCAAAGCTGTCAAGTACTTCGACGTGAATACTGAGGAATACACAAAGACGAAGACTCAAGTCACCGGCCACTTTCGGGTCGACGATTCTGAAGTCTACAAGAGATACTCCTTGGAGCCTTACGAGATTGATGAACTCAATGAAATCTACGGCAACTCTGGTTACGGCGATTACACCGTTCTAACTGGACTCGAGAAGATACTAGATAAAGATTACGGTCTAAAACTCAACTGGTTTGCTCCAGTTCTGGATGTAGAAAACCAGAACAATCAGATGGGTTTCTACGATCGCAACCTATAAACTATAAAACAACTTTGTAAAATAACATTGTAAATAACTTTGTACATAAGCCTCTGTGGTCTGGTCAACCACTGGCATCC